CACAACAGGAACGTGAGCGCGAACGACAAAGACGTATAGAGTCAGGAATGATTGAATTACAAACTGAATTATCACCGAATGAATCACACGACTTACAACAAAAACATCCGTCTCTTCCACCCTCGCCCTTCCTTGCTTTTGCAGCAAAATTCAAAGCAGAACTCACCGAAATACAAGAGCAAGCACAACCCCAAGCACAACCCCAAGGACAACTCCAATCACAACTCCAAGCACAACCCCAAGCACAACCCCAAGCACAACCCCAAGATGAAGTTGTTATATCAGTAAACAGTGAAACCCCTGAACAAGCAGCCACAGATGCATCAAACAATGAAACAACAACAACCACTGAATAATAGCCTATCTTAATTAGTAATATATTTATTATCCAAACAATATATATATATTATTCAATCACAAATGCCAAAACACAACCACAAACACAAAAAAACAAAAAAAAGAACCCGTCATCGCATCGCCCCTCGTTTAAAACCGATGCACAATGTAATCATAGAAACTCCCAAAAAATACGCACCACCGCTCAAAATGAACAACATACTATTTCCATCAATTGAACCATATAAAAAATTGCATTTAGAAGTAGATACAGTGAGCATTAAATCTACCCCTACCCCCACTCCCTGCAAAATTTACGTAGAATTAATAGGTAATCCAAAGGGTATTCCGGTCATCTATTTGCATGGTGGTCCGGGTGACTACATCACCAAATTTCTGCGTCGTCTTTTTAATCCTCGACGCTTTCATATCGCAATTTTCGACCAGCGCGGAACAGGCAAATCCACACCATCCCAGTGCATCCAAAAAAACACAACCCAACATTCAATTCAGGATATCGAAAAAATCCGAAAAGAATTACTCAACACAGAACAAGTCATCATTGCGGGTGGAAGTTGGGGTGCCGCGCTTGCAATTTTGTATGCACAAGCCCATCCCTCGCACGTAAATGGTATCCTTCTTCGCGGTTTAACCGACTTAAATAAACAACATCACGGACCAACAAATTACTTTAATCAATCATATCGAGACTTATTCCCAGAAGTCATGGAAGATTTCGCATATAGATTAAAAATGACCCCCACAGTTCCTGGAAAAAATATCGCAAAAACACTCTACAAGATGGTTACTTCTTCAAATCGGAAAACAAGAGAAAAAGGCGCATCAATATGGGCAAATACAGCCGGCAATGTAATGTATTTAAATCCTGAAAATAACGCCAGTGGTCACAAAGATTCAAAAAAAGAAGGGCTTACATTAGCCATAATTGACCTTCATTACGTAACCAACGATTACTTTATCTCACACAATCAAATGATTCGCCCAGATCAATTAAGAAAAATAGAGCACATTCCCACATATATGGTTCATGGCCGTTATGATGTAGTATGCCCGCTTTACATGTCGTATAATATGCACAGAAAACTCAAACATCCCATGAATCGTTTACATATAGTGAAAGCAGGTCACACTTATTACGAACCCGAAGTAGCCCGAGGCTGCATAAAAGGTCTCGAATATCTTGGCAATATAATTCAAAATAAAAAAACTACTACCCGAAAAAACAAAACCCGAAAAACCAGAAAATCCTAACATATTTCTCCCCCATCCATCCATCCAAAAATATCCAAAAAATATTCATCTAATATATAAACATGCCTTCAATTTGCAAAACAAATTGTGCAGTTGCAACTGCATTCTTAATTTCCATGCTTTACAAGATGTTTAGCGTCGATAAAGCCCCAGTAATGAAAGAGTTCAACAAAACCCTCAATTCATCGCTCGCAGACAAGTATCAAAAAATCATTCTTGAACGCAGAAACATCTATCTTCAAGGATATGCCGTCGGATTCGCCATCGCTCTTTTCGTAATCATCAGCAATTATTACAAATTAAGCAAGCGCAACACTAAAAACTCGGCACTTCCCAAAATCGCTACAATTTGCACAGCCACATCCATTGTATTTATAGTTAGTTATTTATTTTACATCATTCATCCCAAATCAGATTACATGATCAAATACCTTAACACACAACAGCAGCGCACGGCTTGGCTCAATGTTTACCGTCACATGCAACTTCAATGCCATCTCGGGTTTGCCCTTGGTGTAATTGCCGTATTTTTATACGCCAATTCGGTCTGTCCCGACGAATAAAATCATGATATTATTCATATTAAAAGTATAATATTATCATGAGTACTAAAACAACTTTTCAACAAATCAAAATGGAACGAACTAAAATAACGGATGTGGAAGATTCCAGTCATATTTTAGAGATAAATCAACTAGATTTCGTAACATTCCAACAAAAAATAAAGCACTTAAAAAAAAGCACCCCCAACACCAACACCAACAAACAAATTCAAAACCGTATACTAGTTTTGGATCTATCTATTTGGCAAAGAAGCGACATAACATCAAAAAACTATCATAATCTTCAATCCTTGTTTAATAGCAAGAAAATCAAAGAAATATTATCAAAAAATAAATATTTCACTCAAATTTCTTTTATTGCACCCGAATTATGGCAAAAATTACTCTTAGAATCAATCATTTTTTGGTGGAAAATGAAAACTGAATATGAAATCGTAGACAATATAAATAAAATAACCGTATAAAATACAATAAATAAATAAAAGTATTTCATTTTCACACAGATGAAAATAAAATACACCATCAAAAAGACACACAACTCCCACAACACCAGCATAGCACCCCAGGTGGGACTTGAACCCACAACCTCGTGATTAGAAGTCACGCGCGCTATCCATTGCGCCACTGGGGCACAAAAAGGCCTCTATGCCTCCTCCAAACTCTCCGTACTGGGCTTGAACCAGTGACCTTTCGATTAACAGTCGAACGCTCTACCAACTGAGCTAACGGAGAACATGGTCTTACTGAGACTTGAACTCAGAATAGTGGATTCAAAGTCCACGGTGATAACCAATTTCACTATAAGACCAAAACCACCCAAATGTGGCTCCTCCAGGAAGTACTAGAAGTGGGATTCGAACCCACGAAGCATTACGCATGACATCTTAAGTGTCACCCCTTTGACCGCTCGGGAATCCTAGCAGAGAAAAAAAGTTGTTGCAGGTAACATGGTTATAATTCATATATTATATTTTAAATGGTTGCTGTTCGTTACCTATCATGGCAGACACGCTATAGTCTACCTTCACACTATACCATAGAGCGACCTCTTTAAGTCAATATATTAAACATATTACCAGTTCTACTGTCTTTCTCTCTCTTTCCTCCCCACCCCAAAATAAGTAAATAAAATAGTATAGTAATATAAATGCAAAACCTTTTTAATATATTATTTCCAAATAAACAAAAAAAATTGAAGTAAGATTCCACAAAAATGTAAAAAGTATCCAAACATTCTCAACCAACTTTCAAAACTACCAAATTTCTTCTCAAACCTTTGCTTTTTGCAACATGGCTTCCCAGTCGCAGTCGCAGCCATCGTTGTTCTTTTCGGTCTCGGACAAGCGTCGTCAGTCAATTTCTTCTGCCCAGCGCCCCCGCCAGGCCCACCGCGCAAAGATCATCTGCTCATTTTGCAAGGAGGAGGGTCACATGGTGAACGACCGTCAGGGTAACACGGTATGCCCGAAACTTCTCAATACGGAGTGCCGTTACTGCCACCAGAAGGGCCACATCCTCAGCCATTGCCCGATGCTCAAGGACAAGAATAGCCGTCGTGTTGCTCCTGAAGAGCAGCAGGAGAAGAAGCAAGAGACTAAGAGTCAGTCTCGTCGCTCTCCTACGGCTCGCTTTTCACCTGCTTTCCTGCGCATAGCGGCAACCGAGATGCAAAGCACCAACACGCCAGTTCCGGGAAACAGCCCGCCGCGTCGTCCGCTCAACACCAATTCTCGATTCGCGGCACTGGTCGATGACAGTGACAGTGACAGTGAGAGTGACAGTGAAGAGGAGAACGAGATCTCGCTCGTGAACCCCGCGCCGCCTAAGCAGCGCCTGCGTGGTTCTTGGGCTATGGGCCGACCCTCCGTGTCAAAGATCAGCGCCAAGGTCATTCCAGTGTCCAACGAGCAGATCCCAGTTAAGAAAGCACTGCCTCTTCCTCCGACTCCCGCTAAGAAAAAGGTGACCTTCTGCGTCCAGGATGATTTCGCCGACGAGAATGAGGTGCCGCCGACGCCTCCGCCCACTCCCAGCCCCACTTCCACAATGACCCATGTTGTTGACTTCAATGCTTTCCTTGGTGACGTGTGTGACGCGTGGGCTGACGAGGAGGAAAAGGAGTCTTCAGAGACCGAGACCGCCGCCGCCCCCACCGACGGGTGGTAATATTACCAACCCTCATCTCCAACAAAACAAAATAAAACAAAAAAAAAAACAAAAATAGAAAGGGACATCCACACCCTTTTCTATTTTTTTTCAAAAAAATGAATAAACAATATAAATATTATCATTTATTTTTATTTATTATGTATAATAATTACGTTGATTTTTTACAATCAGAAAACACAGTAAACACACCATTTAAATCACACAGTAAATACACAGGTATATTAGAACATGTAAATCCAAATTTGGGTAATAAATATTTATCTTTGATATTAAATGAGTTTCCAACAAAGATTCGCCTAGAAAAGATTATCTCATATTGCGATTTAAATGACAGATATGGTAGTCCAATAATTCGCGAATTTACAATTGCAAAAAGTGGTGAAGAATCAAATATCAAATTTAAATGTTCTCCAACATCTCTTCGATATATTTATCATGCGTTGACGATTCTGACGTATTATGAAGAACAACAATGTAAGAATATAGTAGAAGTGGGATGTGGATATGGTGGTTTATGTTTGGCTATAAATTTTTTTATGAACGATTTTAACATAGATATAGAAAATTACCATATTATAGACTTGAAAGAACCAGTAAAATTAATTAATAGTTATTTAACAATGCACAAGAAAGAATTAAAAACAAAACTGTTTTATCATAATAGTTCTACATTTGGTAGCAATATACATGATAAAAATCTTTTTTTTATTTCAAACTACTGTTATACAGAAATAGATACTCATTTAAACAAACAGTATACAACTCAATTGTTGACCAAGGTTTCTCACGGATTCATTACTTGGCAAAATGGAGGAAATAATCACGCTTATCCAATTGAGAATGCGGAGTCAATAATTAATCATAAAATAATAAAAACAATGGGTGAGAAACCCCAAACAGATGCGGGACACGGAATATATAAAAATTTCTTTGTATATTTTTAAAATTTCTTCCAAAAATCCATCTCTCAACAAAAATTGAAGTAAGATTCTACACAGAAATGTAAAGTATCCAAACACTTACACATTTGTTACTAGCAAACACACTATTTCTTCTTCTTTACCACACACACACATCTAGCATGGAGAACTTCACGCGTTTCCTGAACTACTCTGGCCTCGAGGCTAAAGAGCACCAGTCGGAAGGTGTCAAGTGGTGCCTAGAGAATGAGACCAAGCCCAATCCTACTCCATTCGAGGAGTGCAAGGGTGGAATTCTCGCTGACGAGATGGGCCTAGGAAAGACGATTCAGATTATCGGGCTTACGCTTGTCAACCCGATGCCGAACACGCTCATTGTGCTTCCTCTGGCTCTTCTCGACCAGTGGCGTCGCGAAATCAAGCGTACAACTGGACACAACGCCATGGTGTTCCACGGCCAGGAGCGCACTGACCTTACAGAAGAGCAAATCCAGAGCGCCCCGTTTGTTCTCACGACCTACCACATGATTGGTGTGGCTTCGGAAAAGTCTAAGCAAAAGGCCAAAAACCCGACCAAACTCCAGGAAGCATCGATTCTCCACAAGGTTAAGTGGAACCGCATTATCTACGATGAGGCTCACCATCTGCGCAACCAAAAGACGAACAGTTACACTGGCGCCATGGCTCTTCGGAAGGCAAACCCAAAGATGTGCACCTGGCTGGTGACGGGAACTCCCATTCAAAACAGCCTGGCGGATTTCGGCTCGCTTTGCACGCTTATCGGAATTACCCGCGAGATTTCCATCAAGCCCGACAATATGGCAGCCATCGCCCAAAAGTTCATCCTTCGCCGCACGAAGGCTCAAGTCAACCTCGATATTCCCAAGATGACTGTCCATGACCCGATTGTGGTGCCGTGGGGCGATGATGAGGAGCGCGAATTGGCTGACCAATTGCACTCGGCTCTCTCCTTCCCGATGATGGTTTCCTATATGGAGCACAATGAGGAGGGTGACCCCACAACAACTGGCAAACAGGTCGTGGAGGACAAGGCCAATGGCAACACTCGCGCGGTCTCAGCCATTACCAGTGCCTTCAACTCGATGGAGTATGGCGGTTGTGTCTTTCCCTACATGCTTCGCTCGCAGCAGATGTGCTCGCTTCCCACCATGCTTAAGGGCAGCATTGAGCGATTTGTCGAGGACGGTCTCATCCAGACGGATGGCGTTGATGAAAAGGCCGATATGGCGAAAATCATGACGGTTCTTGACAACTCCAGCAAGATGGACGCAGTTGTCGAGCACATCACGACTCGCAATACCGCTCCCGAAACCAGTGACAATTCGGCCATTGTATTTTGCCGCTTCACTAACGAGATGGACGAACTCAAGCGTCGAATCAAGGCGGCTGGCATGACAGTGGCGATTATCGATGGACGCACCACAAAGGTGAACCGATGCAAGATCCTCACCCACCCCACCCCCTACGATGTGCTTATCATCCAGATTCAGGCCGGATGTGAGGGATTGAATCTCCAGTCGTACAACGATGTCTACTTTATCAGCCCGCACTGGAATCCCTCGGTGGAGGACCAGGCGATGGCCCGCGCTTGGCGAATGGGACAGCGCCGCGAGGTCAACGTCTTTCGCTTCCAGATGGAGAAGTTCAGCACTAGCACGGACCTCAGCCCGGCTCAGACCGCCACGATGGACAAATATTGCCATGTTGTCCAGGACATTAAGCGCGAAATAGCCAACGAACTCCTTAGCCTCACGGAACGCCGCGCCGCCGCCGCCAACTAAAACAAAAACACAAAAAAGTCTCCCCTTCCCTCCCTTAATCCTAATCCCTAACTTTTTTTTACTTTAATACATAGTCGAAAGAAACTTAAAGAGACAATATATATACTATACGTGGAATCATACAGCAAACCCAACTAAAGCAACTAAAGCAAAATAAAGATTCCCGCACAGTTCCTATATTTTTTTTATAAATTTTTTCAGGTAGTTTTCAGGTAGTTTTCAGGTAGTTTTCAGGTAGTTTACTGGTTAGTAATAGTGTTTAGTTTGCGCGCCTCCGCCGCATCAGCCGAACCTTTATTTAAGGCGCTCCTCTTTAATGATCATTATTCCGTAACGGAACGTGAAAAGAGTATTAGAGACCAAAGGTAATAAAGCAAGCGGTATGCATGCAATAGGTAAATTGTCAGTATAGATTTTACGGTTTGACCACCGCGTACGTAGCAATTTGCCAACCATGGTCAGGTTATTGAAATTGTATTTCAAGTATTGTATTGCATAAAGAGAGAAACGGAACACTATATACAAAATGTAGTTATGTGGCCCATTATTAATAGTATAATAATCTTAATCATAAAGATAAGTATATCTTATATTTCTTATATCTTATATTTCTTTAAAGGATGTTTAAAGTTTGTTAATGACGCGCCCATTTTTTTTTCAACGGTCAGATAACAAACAAAACAAAACATACCAATATTTATTGCCCAGCCAGCCGTAGTTGCCGCCGCCTCGCCCACCCACGCGCCATCGCCCTCGCCCTCGCCCTCGCCCTCGCCAACACACACAGGTACGTATATATGTAAATAGCGGCATAGTAGCCGCCTGTTGCATATAAATACACAAGGTCAACAAGGTCAACAAGTCGAAGTCGGAGAAGTCTTCATAAAAATACAACCTGTGGGGATAGGTTATAGAAAAACGAGCAGAAAAATTTGATAAAATATTGTATAAAAATTTTATCATCCCCGATGATAGCTCAGTTGGTAGAGCGATGGACTGTAGTTCCATTGGTCATGTGTTCAATTCACATTCATCGGATTGAACTAATTAAGTGAATTAAATTTCATAATTAGTCCTAAAACACTCTACCATCGCATCAGTGGTGCAACGGCAGCATAGCCGCCTTCCAAGCGGTTGACCCGGGATCGACCCCCGGCTGATGCATAAAACTAAAATCAAATCAAAAAATATTTTATTAGTCATGTGATTAATAAAATACTTTATTTACAATTGCATATTCATAAGACATAGTGTATTATAAAATTCACGATCAACGTTAGCATGTTGAAATATATCATCTTTATGATTGATACAGTCAGGTTTGGGATACAATTTGTATGTCATATAAATACCAAGCGGATTCTTTCCAGTCAATTCAAATAATACGGCTGTGCGAAGCATTGTTTCAAGTTTATAAAGTTGGCTATTTCTTGACTTAAACCTTGCGGTGAATCCCTCTTCATCAATTTTAGTAAATGTTTCATGCTGTGATTCAGAAATATAGAATGTTTTAACACCATCAAAATCATTTGCCACAATTTTATAAATATGTAAAACTTGTGCTCTTTGAGACGTTCCATATTGAGACAATTGTGATTCCATGAAAACCGTGTTGATAATATCAAAATAGAACGGAATAGCCAAAATCTGTTGAAAGTTCATATTAAGTTATATTTATTAAATAAGTAATTGTAATTATTCTATTTCAATTTTCTATTCACCCTCGCAATCCGCTCTTCCGTTTTTCCATTCCAGTTTTTTTCAGTAATTTCCGCATTTTTTTACCAGTCTCAGTTCCAAAGACTCCTGCTTCAATATCCAAATAAAGGTGGTCTATCGTTTCCATATCAGAATCAGTATTCTTAGGAAATGGGTGCAACAACGAATATAAAAATCTATTCACTTTATCCGGGTCAGTAATTTTATTTCTATAAAAGCAACACCAACTACAAAACCACCGTCTTCTCAATATTTCCGCATTATCAATTTCCTTTTTAAACATCTCATCAATGACTGAAAACGCCGATTTTAGTACTAAAATCTCATGCATCAAATCCTTTTTCTTTTTAAATAACCGTTTTAACTTGTCGTTATTTTCTCCAGTTAATTGGTATCCATCTCGCCTTTGCAAAGCATTGATAAATCGAATTTCATTCTTCACATTCTTCAAATTTGTGATAATCTGTTTCCGATAATCCTCAATTTTCTTGATAATCGAAAATATATTCGTGTTGTAAATAACCGGATAACGATAACGTATTTCCCGCGGCACAATAAACTGGTTTGTTTCCTTTATTTCCGTAATTTTTTTCTCTACAGTTTCCAATTTTTTCCGCATGTCTTGCTCTAAAACATTCAATGATTGAGGGGTATCAACTGTATGAAACAATAAGACCGAACCGGACGTAAATTCAATCGATGATTGCAATTTATCGTATTGGTGTGACGATATCTTGTGTGCTTCAGATGCGGCATCCAGTTTAAAGTAATTGATTATCGCCAACAAAAAGGCAATACCCGCATTTACAAACGACAGCATCATAGTTCCCCATTCAAGTTTATAATGTTTAGATACACTACCAAAAACAGATGCCATCGCAGAAAAAAAGATAGCAGGCATCATCATCGAATTCAAATATATATCACTGTGATGTTTAGACTCCATATAAAGGTGTTTTTGGCCTCGCAAATAACTGGCTAAGATATCTAATGCCGAGGAATACCGATGTGTCGGATCCAAATAATATTTGTTTATTAGTTTTTCAACAGAATGATAAGACAATTTCTTATATTTAACAACTCCATCATGTTCCATTTCAACTAATTCGGGTGTTGAAATTGTGTTGTCGGTGCGACTAGTATCCTCGCTAGTCGAATCGCTCGGATTACTATCACTATCATTTACTGACCGTTTTGTAAAGAAATTAACCCCACCTTTCCATCTAGAAAACCATTTTTTCAATAGAATTTTATTGGTGTGAGTTTCATCTATTATTAATTGAATTGAATCATGAAATTCTTCCGTATCTTTTTCCACATTTTCAAGAGACATTTTATTTCAATATATTTACTTTACTATGTCATTTTAACCATATTTTATGTTAATGTAATATATAAATATAATGGAATCGAAAATTACAATTTACAAAAAGAATTCAACTCCAAAAGGCACATTTAAGCATATATCAAGTGTAATTCACGAAAGTATCAGCAACATGAGTCATGGGTTCATGCATGGTGGTATATGTAATTCACAAATCGATAAAAATTATTATCCAACATCAAAAATAGAAAGCACATCCTCTGTATTATTTGTTGTTACATCAAATAAATCAATGCGAACCAGAGACACCCAGCGAACATGCAAAGGAGTACAAAAATACGGCGACATCAGTGATAAAGATGCAATAACGCGCGCCAAAGAATGCGGTCTTACTTTAAATCACAATGCCATTTGGGGGTTTGCGATATGTAATGACGTCATGGATAATAGTACTCCAGAACCCCATAGATATCTGTATATTGAATTACTATGCGCGAGCAGTGAAGACAAGGCTGGGGTGGGAAAAGGCAGAGTTTCTGGTCGTTTTTTAATAAATGAAATTCAGAAATTTGTAGCGAATGAAAATAGTGAAATTAGCCAATCAGAGTCCCCAGAAATGAAACTATACAGCGGTATCAAATTGTCGGCCCTACCAAGTGTAATATTATATTACAGAATGTTTGGATTTGAATTCACAATGAATAAGGGTGATATAGAAGAACCCAAAATAAAAAAAATGATCGCTGCTTTTACTGGAAAATATGGAAAAAATCCTTTTATTCCTACAAAAGAAGAAATTGAACAAGATATTGGTCAAGAACAAAAGGTGGAGAGTATTCTTAAACAAGAATATCATGACCATATCCAGGAAAAAGAGCACACAGAATCTAGTTATGAAAATTTACCAGACGAAACATTTTTAAAGTTGCTGGTTCATTTAGTACTCGATGGGTTTTCAGTTCAATGCAATACACCCGAATTAAAAGAGAAGGTAAAACAAGAAGGCTTCTTTATTAACGTTTATGAAGATGAAGGAGAAGATGATTATTATGGTGAAGGTCAAGGTGAAGGTGAAGAACAAAAAGGTGGCGATAAACAAAGTCCTCCAGTAAGTCAAACAATTTTATTTGGCGAAGATTACACTCCTCCATCACCCCTCCCTCTTGAAAGCACAAAAGAAGACAAAGATACATCATTAGATTTCAAGGAAGCCGAAGAAACCATAGCAAAATGGCAAGAAGACGAAGACATGGCAAAAGAAGTTACGCTCGATTATTCATGCACCGAAGAAGGATTTGCAATGACATTGGATATTGACAAAATTACAAAAGATGTTGGCACAGAAGATCGTGTTGCTAGAGGTGTACGCGCATCTACACCATTGGAAAAATCATTAAAACAAAAAAAACAAACTGTAAAGAGAAAGTTATCAGGAGACAAAACAAGAAAACGAACAAAACCAATGACAAACAAAGAAGTAAAAAACATGCGAAGAGCATGTGGAAAGAAGTGTTTTTATGATAATGAACTAATCATTCCAGTTTGCAAACCTAGAACTTGTAAAACAGACAAACGTCGTTTAAAACGCGCATTTAAAAATGATAAAAAAGATAAGCCAAAAACAAAAAGAACAAGAAAATTAAGAAGAGTAGGAAAAAAAACTATTATAAATCAGTCACAATCACAATCACAATCACAATCACAATCACAACAAGAAGAAAAACCCCAAGGTGTTTTGGATACAATAACAAAATTATTTACACTTGGTAAAAGAAGTCCCCCTTCCCAACAATTAAATCAACAAGAATTAACTAGAGAAACCGGAGAAACTCAAGAAACCGGAGAAACTCAAGAAACCGGAGAAACATCAAAAAACAGACGCAAAGAAGCGACCTCTAGATTGGATAAATTAACAACTGCATACAATATCAACAATTAATATAATACAAATAAAAAACTTATTATAGTATAATATCTATACTATAATAACAAAAATGAAGATTTTCAAAACTGTATATTTATATAGAGATAGTAGTCTACCAGAAGAAGGTTGGCAGCACCCGTGTTTTCTATGTTATGCAATAACGGGAAATGAAGTTGACTACAAGATGACCGAAAAAACAGACATATTTACTAGAACAAAAACCGTATACAATTACGTCGTATACATGTGTCGTACGTGCGAAAAAAAAGTTAAAGTAGACGCCGAATTAAATAATAAATATGAAAGACGTTGTGAACGATACATTAAATCTATACACCTGTAGAACCAAAGCCACCGGCCCCTCGTGTGCTATCATCAAGTTGGTCAACAACCTTTACAATAAATGGCCCCAGATTGGCGGCACAAATCTGTAGAAGTCGGCTATCCTTTTTCACGGTATATCCTCCAATTGGATGGGTATCGCTCGAACGCTTGTGAGGCATGTATGGAAGTCCAAAATAATCAAAAGCACCAAGCAAGTTTCCTCGGTATCCACTATCAATAATCCCTACATTATTTGCGAGTCGAAGTGGCGTCTTTGAAATACTAGAGCGTGGGAATACAGGAAATCCAGTTGACGAATAACTATCAGTATAAGCGGCACAACGAACACGATGATTAATCTTTTGCGCTTTAAACTCACCTGGTGCATTTCCCTTAAAATGCACATCCTCGGGAACAAATAGGTCAAACCCGCTATCATAATATGCACCATCAGTAATTCCGCAAACCATTTCATTGTGTATACGAGCGGCCTCAACATATTTTTGACGAAGTGAATTCATTGCCACGACGTCTGCCTCACTATTGTGTACAGGATCATCTACTCGAAGCAAGAGAATCATATTAATACTATTCGTATCAAGAATAGCCATTTCATCTTCAGTAAATTTAATTTTTTCCCCAGTAGAATAATAGTGCATCACATCTGTACCTTTATCAAATGAATAAGCAAGATAGCGCCAATCGGGTTCGTTATCTTGATTAGTATGTCCGCTCCAGCGACGGCCGGGGACTTCTTCCTCGACAGCGACAGGAATATCTTCCTCGATAGTTCCATCATTGTTATCCAAAATTGCAGCATTTGTGCTAACAGCACCCCCAATATCAGTTTGCGCACGTGCAGTATCGGCAAGACCACCATCGGTTCCGGATACATTATCACCAAGAGTAATATCCAAAATAGAAGGATCATTGTCAGGTACAATGCCATTAATATCGGAAAGAGCAGAAGGAAGAGCAGAAGTAACAGTAGTAGGAGAGTTCGACATTGTTGTTGAGATGTTTTGTATCACTTACAAATGAGATTATTGACAAATCAATTTTTCATAAAATTGATTTACAAATATATTAAATATAAATAAGCATACCAATATATTACCTTACCACAAATAATGTGCCGCACAGATATCACAAATCTTTCTAAGCGCGAGCAGAATTTTATCGATGCTGCTTATAATGCATCGTTCAATTCCCAATTGCTTTTCCGCCATGGTTGCGTTGCCGTCATGAACGGAAAAATCATCGGAACTGGATGCAATAATCATCGAACTGCTCCTTGTCGCAGGTCTCATCTTATTGATGGGTGTAGCACTCATGCGGAAATGGACGTTTGTCGTAAACTCCTGATAAAAGTGTCTTCCGCAAAAGGGCTGCCAAAAGGCCAGAAGAATGTTTAAGAAGATTACCATATATGTTGTTCGTACAATGGCAAACAACACTTTAGGTTCTTCTTCTCCCTGCAAAGATTGTCACCGCAAACTTCTTTCGCTAGGTATTAAACGTATCATTTACACAGGAGAAAATAACAGTATTCACAAACAAAAAATCCATGAATGCATTCCATATGGGGCTTCCACAGGAACTAGATATATACAAAATGATTTCAAATATAACAGCCAAGGTTCCAAAACAAAAAAATTAAGACGATATAAAAATCCTAATATTGAATCAGATACAGATACAGATACAGATACACAAACAGAATGTGAAACACAAACAGAATCCGAAACAGAATCCGAATGAGAAAAATAAACAAATAATAGTATTTACAAATTTTTTTTTCTAAAAAATATATATAATGGCAAGAAGAAGAACAAGAAAATCATCAAAAAACTCAAAACGCGTTGCTGGTTGTTTATGGAGAAGAAAACCGAAAAAATCCTCACCCAAAAAGAAACGCACCGTCAAACGTACACCCAGACGTCAGCGAACCCCCACCTCTCCACTCACAACCGGAACACCAGGAAAGCGTAACTATAGTCCTGTTCGTAAAGGAGGCGCCACTAGAAAAAATCGAAATTAAGATAAAATAAAAATTATTATATTAATCTTTAGAATTAATATAATGACTGATCAAATTGATTGGGAAAAAGTTGACAAAAAAGTCAAAAAATTCACGTTTGAAGACGAAGTGAAGTTAGCCAAATGTGTACATGTTTATGACGGTGATACTGTTCATCTAGTTTTTCCAGTTCAGGGTATATTATATCGTTGGAGTTGCAGATTAAGCGGTGTTGATACGCCAGAACTTCGTACGCGCAATAAGCAAGAAAAAGTATATGGTTATCAAGTAAGAGATGCTTTACGTGAAAAACTAGCCAATAAAATGGTAATGGTTCATTGTGGAGAATTTGACAAATATGGTAGATTACTCGGGCAAATATACTTGAAAGATGATTACGAAGAGCAGAAGGGCGGCAATAAAGACGAACAAGGCGTACAAGGCGATTCAGATGATTTACAAAAAAATTCAATTAACCAATGGCTTATTGATAATAATTACGCATTTCCTTATGATGGAGGTAGCAAAAAAGATTGGGATGACTTTTTAAGTAACAAAAAAAAAGATAAATCTGAATAAATTTTATATTTTACGTATTCGAAAATATAAAATTAGAATCTAACAAGGATGTCCGGGTTTAATCGTCCCAGTAACTCGGCAATTGTTCTTCTTTCTTTCAAGATAATCGCTCTGACTCACAGTACGATTCTGATTTTTCACTACAATAGTGCGGTTATTGGATGATCTGCATCCATTCGCACCATCATTAGTGGTTGTTTGTGTGCAAGTATTCGTCCCAATATTGTTTCCAGTATCGGTAAGAATGCAATCTTTTTTGGGTAAATATAACGGTCGTCCGGCAACCACATCTTTGCAACACATCATTTTTTTCGCCATGTGACCTTTGCTTGTTTTGACAGAAGGTTTAATCACACTCGAATCATTCGCACTGCATTTGCTGCCATTTCTAATGACAACCGGTGTTCGGGTAATACCGCCAGTATTACGGTATCCACCATTAATAGAAAATCCACTTGTCCCACTCGACAGAGGTTTACGTAAAGCCTTTCTTTTCATAGCAACAATAGACATCTTATTGTATGTTAATATACAGTAAGATGATATTTAAAAATTCATCAAAGAATTCATACAATCGTTAAAACTCTTTTATTATAGTCAACATCAAGGCATCGTTTAAGTGCCCAATAAACCTTTGTATAGTAAATATCCCGAATAAATGGTTCAACGGCTTCGTCGGAATAAGTTTTACCTTCCATGTCGTTTAATTGAATACGATTTCCTGTAATCACGGTCCCAATAAATGATGCCAAAGAAAAATAACTACTTTGCATAGGTAGTTTGTAAGGTACCGAATTCATTGCATTTAATTCTGGAGAAGGAAATTCACCTTTTTGAATGGGTTCATTGATGACAAGATTATTCTTTTCAAGTTCTATAACCTTATTGCTATTGATAAATAAAAAAAAGTCTTTATTAATTACAATAAAGTCAGTAATATCAAAACAAACAATTCCAAATCCACTTTCTTCTAAATTTTTCACAGCCGTAATAGCATGAAAAAGTAGAGCAGCGCCTTGTTCGTAATGTAGTTGTTTGCTGTTTTTTTCAAGTTTCTTTTGAAGTGATCTTACTCTTTCGGCATAAAAAGTTATGATAGTTTTGCCATTTCTAACATCGTTCATGGTTTTTGGTACAGCCTTTTTAGGGTGTATTTCAGGTAAAATCTTGGCAGAAAAAGTATCCCAAAAGCGTTTGTTGTAATCATCTAAAGTTACATGAATAGAAAATTCATACAACTTTGATTCAGCATCAGTATCAACATCATTGCTTTGTTGAGACTGGTAAATTGTCATGTCGTTTAAATGGTAAATCACCTTTCCAAAACTAGGTTTATCTACTTGAGTATTTATCTCTTCTTTTAACATTAATTTATTATCATTATCTGTTTCCATATCTATATTCGTATTCGTATCTGTGTCTATATCTATATCCATCTATGTAATAAATTAATACAAAAAAATAGAAAAGGTATTATCCTTTTCTATTTTTTTTAGATTTTATGTTTTTATCCTAATCCAACCCCCCAACCCCAATCTCCTAATCCAGTTTTACTCATTCGCATCCGTCTTAGTTGCTCCTCCCTCGGCCTGCTCCCTTGCCCATTGCATCGCCGCACCCCGCAACTCTTCGTCGGGCTGGAGTGCCCGGTCATGCGTAACCTCAGCAGCGTCGCTATTGTCTGAGAGTTCGAATGCCGCCTCATCCTTGCTTGAAGGCTTCCGCTCAAGAACAGGTGGCGTCGGCGCCGTAGTCGCACTAGGCGTGTAGGGAGTCTCGGTGCGCAGGCCACTGCCACCCTTGGGCACATTGACCCAGCCATTCTCCTGCTGACGACGCGGCGGCGGCGGGCTAGTCTGCGTCTTAACACCCCCAATAGAGAGCGTTGGCGCAGCACGGCGCACCGGCTTGCGGGCGTGGCTCTTGGTCATCTTCCAGTACCATGGCTCGTCGTACTCAATCGTGACCACACCGTCCTTCTGGTTAAGAGCCGAGCGCACCTCCTCGGAGAGATTTGACCAGTGGATAAAGACACACCAGAAGTTCTTCTTGTCCTTTCCGGTCTTCTTGATCATGTCGATGCGGTCAATCTCGCCAATATTGAGCGTCCGGAAAACACCGCGAATACGGCTCTCACGGATGTTGAAAAACACACGAGCGATGCAAGTCGAGTAAGCCATTGTGTAAGTAGTAGTGAAGTGAAGAGATAAGAGAGTTTTGAAACGTTATTTGCTAGTAGAAGTTTTTGGATGTTTTATACTTTTTTGTGGAATCTTACTTCAATTTTTTTGGAAATTTCCAAAAAAAATGAAGAATCTTCAGATATGTAGAATAGTATGATATTTTTGAAATATAATACTAATCAGTATGTTAGAATGGGAACTGTGCGACCTCCTGTAATTTCTATACGCAAAATATATTAAAAATATATTAAAATTGATTGAATATGTACTTAGAATCGGATAATTGCTGTAAGGAGATACATATTCTTAACGTGTACTCTTTAAACCATCTTTCAAAAACAATTTTGACATTATTTGAAAAAATTGAAGTTGGTAAATTTATAAGTTAAAATAAACACATTTAGGAATATATCTCTACTAGAAATATAAAGCACACACATCAAAGAATGAACCGTTTTAATGCACTGTCAGACAATACCTCTTCAACTCGAACTTCTAGTTCAAAAAAGAAGGGTAAAAAAGATAATCCGAGTAGATCTGGTAGTTTTAATTCTTTTCGTCAAGCAAAACCTACTGAAAATACACGATTTCCAAAACCATCATCATGTGATTCACTTTCCTCAATGGTTTCAAGAAGTTCTACGCCGTCGCCAAAAAATGAAAATAGATTTAATAATACACGATTCAAAGCATTTAACGATCGCAGGGGAGACAAAAATACTAGGAGAAATAATAGTAGCATGTCTTCACCAAGAGAAAGACAATCAAATCGAAACACCTTCAACTGGAAAAAGAAAGAAGCCGAGCAAAAAGAACAGAAACGCATGAAGCAGATTGAGCGAAGCGAAGAAAACTTTCCCACACTAGGTGGTGCCCCCACCCCCACCACCAGAACCCCCAGAACCAGCACTACCAATTCAAACAATTCCAATAATCAAGATGCAAATGAAACTCAAAAAGTATCAAATGGTCCGTCATATAAGAGTTTGTTTGTTTACAAAAAAACAAAATCGCGCAAGGTAAAAGCAAACCATATTCCTAATGGTTGGGTTAAACTTAAAATGGTAAATGGAAAAATTCAAAAGACATACGGAAAACCAACTGTTCGCCGACAAAGAAATCAGCATCTAACAGTCGCAACTCAAAAAATGTTTAACGGAATCTGGCAAACAATGGAGGATAGTTGGTCGGATGGATTTTGGGATTGCAGACAAGGCCAACTAGAAAAAATCTTATCCGATAATCTTTATAATAGTGATGATGACTCGCTTAGTGATGAAGAATATTATAGCGATGACAATAAGGAAGAAGAAGAAGAAACAAATACGCATCTTGGACGCACAAAAAGGTCGTAATAAGTTAAAACAGAAAACCAAATATATTTTTTATATGTAAAAATGAGCGAAACAATAAATAGTTTAGAAACCGATTGGATAGACGAATATGAAGAAGAGGATTCAAAATATAATGATTTCTACACAGAACGATTACCAAATATAAAACTATATTATGTTTATGTTAATTCTCTCCATACAATATCGAATATCCGCGAAGAAAAACTAGAGTTAGATGACTCGAATATGATATCAAAAGAAAAGATTTTATATATTATAAAAAACAATATTATACAAGACAATATCAAGTACAAATTACTATCATTATTAGTTTACAATATAGATTTGGAACCCCGTCATCTAAAAAAATATCTAGAAAGTGATAATGCTACTGTTCAATCACTTAAACAACCAGGTGAAATAAACAATGAATTTTTATATTCATTGAAAACTCTTGAAGACATTTCTTTAAAAGACTCAATAACACTTTTTCATGATATAAATGGAATCTATTTCATTTTTTTTGAAGAAAAAAAGAAACGTACAAGAAAATCAGTAACAAAAAAAATAAGAATGTATCCAAAAAATAAAAACACAACCACAAACCCAAACACAAACACAAACATAAACACAACCACAAATC